ATTACATCAGGTTTCTTATCTTGCATTATACATTTTTCAACATGAGCTCTAATTCCCATTACAGAAACTGATTTTGTTGGATAATGTTTAATGATTAACTCGCCTGTTAATTTACTTATTTGTTCTTTTATATCTTCCTGATAATGTTTTAGATTTTGATTTGCAATTCCTGTTATAACTGAATCATATCTTAATCCAACATATGCTTCATTTAACTCTAATGTATAATGTAATACTGTTTTACCTTTTTTAACTAAATGAGCTCCGACATTCATTAATGCCCAAGATTTACCAATACCAGCTGGAGCTACCATTACTCCTAGCTCTCCTTTACCTATTCCTCCATCTGTTAATTCATTTATAACTTCCCATGGCGTTTCTTGTACATCTCGTACTGCTTCTGTGTACCTTTCATCTATTTGAGTCATATAATCATGACCAATATCTTTGTCTGCGCCTGCCTTTAAGGCTTCATCAACTTTAGCTTTTATTCCATCATAATCACCTTGTTTTAATAATTCTACTGATGATAATATAGCCTTTTTGATTTCTTGATTTTTACAGAAATCCATTGCCTGATCTTTAATATATTCTAGATCTGGAGACTCTGTATATTTCCATGCATCTTTAAGATGAGATATAATTTGTTCTTTTAGTATATCATGATCAACTTTTTCAAGCTTTACTTTCATTACTTCTAATGTCGGAGATGATTTATATTCTTTATGATATTCTAAAATTGTATCTATAATCCAACTGTTGGCATCTGATTCAAAATATGATGATAACATAATATCTGAAATTTGCTCCAGAAAACTTTTATCTACAAGTAATGCTGTTATTACTTTAATCTGAAATGCGTAACCGTACGAACTTAATCTATCTGTCATACTTTAATATAATAATTTTTTTTCTAATATCCTAATCTTTTCGCATCTGAATATATGCGTTAAGAGTATTGAAGGAAGTTGCTAACCATGTATCTAAATCTTTTATAACTGTATACATTTTGTCAGCCATAAACATCTTCTTAAATTGGAATGTATTTAATTTATCTACTGGACCTGTAACCTTGTCATGTATCATCATCTTTATAGAACCAGCAATATCAACCTCTTTGAGTTGCATAAGATTATGGTTCAAGTCTACCTGGTCCTCTGATTCTACTACGGACTTATAGATTTTGTAGCGTCCTTCATCTACTCCATCTTTTGCATGATTTATAATTTCATGTATCTTTACTTCCCTATTTTCTGTAACCATTGGAAAGAATTTCTTAAGTGATTTCAATGCAACTCCCTTCACTCCAGGAATATTATCTGATTTATCTCCTAAGAATGTTCTATATAATAAATAGTTAGAAGCATTAATTCCAAATTCCTCTTGCATTAATCTTGGATTATACATTTTCTTTTTAATTGGGCTCCAAACAGATATTCTATCATTTACTAATTGCAAAAAGTCTCTATCAGTAGATACAATTTGTACTTTCTGATTTGTTTCTGTATACACTTCATTTGCAATATATGCTATTGCATCATCAGCTTCAATATTATCAACTGCTAACATTGTAACTGGTAAACAATTTAGGTATTCTATTAATCTACCAAATTGTTTTCTCATAGAATCTGATTCATCTTCTTGTGAAGCAAATTCTTTATATCTGTTAAATGCTGTTTTAACAGCTCTATTTGCTTTATAATCTGGATAAATCTTTTTTCTACGTTTTGATCCACCTTTACCATCAAAACATATAATAACTCTAGTTGGTTTTAATAATCGTATATTTGCGGCTATGGATCTTAAAAATCCTGTTACGCCTCCAATATGATCACCATCATCATTTAATGCTGGGACTGCGGAGAATACTCTAATGAAGGTATTGAGACCATCGAGTATCAATATTTTACTATTAATATCCGATGGTCTACCTTCTTGATGTTCCTTAACAACGTCTTGGAAAAATTTCTGAAGTTGTTTATGATTCTTCACCTACAAAATCTTCTTCAATTTCAACATCGTCAATTCCAATATTATCACCTGGTTTGTATGTTAATATATACGCGTTACAGATAGCCTTGTATATCTCATCCTTCAATTCTGGATCGGCTTCAAGTTTACCTTGAAAGTCCTTTGATAAGAATTTTACGTCTTTACCATCTGCAGTTGTATATGTATACCATGCACCAGCTGTACTCACCAATTTATGTTGTTTCATAACATTTAACCAGCCACCAAAATTATCTATTCCACTTTCAAAGTAAATATCATAATCGATAGTCTTTAAAGGTGGACCCATTCTATTTTTAATAACTTGGCATCTAGTTTTGATACCAACAGTTTGATCAACGCCGTCCTTCTTAACTTTGATCTGTCCTACTGATTTCAATCGTAACCGTACTGATGAGTGAAATGGAATTGCTTTTCCACCACTTGTTGTCCAAGGATCACCAAATGCTACACCTAGTCTTGAACGGAGCTGATTAGTAAACAATAAGGCAATTCGTTGTCTACCAATTAAGTTTGTAATCTTACGCATACCTTTTGATAATATGATAGCTTTGGACGTTGCCCAACCATCTTTATCATAGTCTGCTGCTTGTTCAATCTTTGTTGAAGCTCCCATTACTGAATCTACCACAATTGTTACCAATCGATCTTTGTTAGATTTTCTAACTGATTCAATAATACTTTCAATTGCTTCAAAGATATCCTCAATAGCATCTAATGGAACGTAGAGCATTTTTTCCAGGTCTAATCCAATCGCTTGTAGAAATTCTCTACTAACTGCATTTTCTGTATCAATATAAACGGCTAACCCACCCTGCTTTTGCGTATCCGCTAAAGCATGAGCTGCCAATAATGATTTACCTGAAGCTTCTAATCCTGTTATCTCAGTTATTCTGCCAACTGGAAACCCTCCATTTTTTCTATTTGAGATTGCTAAGTCTAGCATAGAAGAGCCTGTACCTACCCATCCACCTACTTCACTAGGTGAATCTGTATCTCCGTCTAGGAAATATGCAACTTTATAGTTAGTATTTTTAAATTTCTTATTAAGGCCTTCTCTAATACTTTCTCCTAAAGCCGTTGCAAGCTCGTCTGCTTGTTGTGCTTTACTTTTCTTCGCCATATATAACCTCTATTATTCGTTAAACAAATCATCAAATGCCGCGCTGACATCATCGACTTTGTTTACTCCTGTTGTAACTGGTTCTTTCTTTTCTGTTGGTTCAGATGGTGTTGAAGCTGGATCTACGGTCTCTTCACCTTCTGGGTTCAACCAAGTTGCTAATGCATCTTTTAATTCATCATATGATGGCTCTTTAAATATATCGGATAAATTAGGTTGATTATCAGTAGCTGCTGTTGCAACATTACTATCTTCAGATATTGCTGATTGATTAGGTTTTACTCTAATAGTAGTCTTTGGAAACTGTCCAGCTCCTTCTGCAGGTGTAAATTCTACTAAGATATCTCTACCATTCATTGGATCTGTAATATCACCATAATCTGGATCTGCTATTACTCCTAAAAGTTCTTGATAAACTAATTTACCAAATCCCCAAAATTTAACACCTTCTGATTCCTTACCTCTTACTATAACAGGAGCATAAGTTCTCATTTTAGGTTCCATCTTCTTACCTAATTTCCATTCATCTGAATTACCAGAAGATTTTAATTTTTCAGAAAATTCTACTACTGGATCAGGACGACCATGAGTCACCGGTGAAAGATAGTTTCTTTTACCTAAGTCATAATGAAAGTACAATTCATTGAATGGATTGTCTTTGTTGTGCTGATAAGGTACGATTCTGATTATTTGTTTGCCTGGTTCAGGCTTCCATAAGTTTGACGTTCTGTTGTTCGTCGTTTGTAATTGATTAAGCTTTGCCTTAATCGCGTCTAAGTTAATTGCCATTTTTTTATTCCTTTTTTTTAATGGTTAATAATTAATAATTAATATAACAACTTTATTTCATTTATCCTAAGGTTTATCGAAAAAAGTTGTAAAAAAGTTTTTATTTGTTATTTTTTAATTTTGAGTTTAATTATGGCTAAACTCTAATCCTTTTTA